CGTTGAAAATGCAGCTGCTGCACAAATATTATTGCGTAGTGCCGACTATCAGGATAATCTTACTCAGAAAATTACCGGAACGAATACGGCAGTTGAACAGGCTGATGTAGTAATGGGAAGTTACACTGAACGAGTTGCACGCATGAAAGCGTGGTTTTCTGACCTTGGCATTAGCATTTTTGGAGTTACACAGCATATTTTACCTTTTGTTGATGGTTTGGCTGGAGCTGTAATGATTATGGCGAATTTAACCAATGCAGGTAAAGGTATTATGATGCTAATGAATACTATCAAACTTACAACGGTTGCAACCGCCATTTGGAATGCTGTTTTAGCTGTTAACCCAATTGTTTGGGTAGTTGCCGGTGTTGCTGCATTGATTGCAGGTTTAGTATTAGCTTATAATCATTTTGGAGCTTTTAGAGGTGTTGTTTTAGGTTCTTGGGAAGCAATTAAGGGTTTTGGTTTGCTTCTTAAAGATTATGTAGTAGACCGAATTAAAGGAATACTTTCAGGACTTGGAGGCTTAGCTAAAGCAATCGGGCAGCTTTTTAAAGGAGATTTTAAAGCTGCGTTTGAAACTGCCAAGGTTGCAGGTGCTGATTTGGTGGGTATTACCGCTGGTAAAAATGCAATTGACAATGCCAAAAAAGTAGGGAAAAATATTGGTGAAGCCTATCATCAGGGAGTTTCTGAAATTGAATCTAAAAACAAAAAAACCACTGCTGCAAGTTCAAAGGCAACCAGCTCAAGTGATACAAACCTTAATAAGTCAGGCGTAAATCCCGTAATAACACCTGTTAATTTAAATACAGGTAGCGGCAAAGCTTCCGGTTTATCTGGCTCAGGTTCGGGTATTGGTGGAGGTGCAAAAACCATTACCCAAAAGATTGACATTAAAAACTACTTCACGGTTGGTGAAGGCAGCAATGTGGAAGCCATTGCCGAAAAGGTAGTGAGAGTAATAAACGACCGGTTGAGAGATGCAACCGTTGCACTTCAATAGTAGCCCATAACCCCTAAAGGGGGATAAGAAAAGAAAAAGATATGAATCAATACAGTCCCATAGGAGTTGATACGGCTATTAATATGCTGGCTGAGTTATTTGGAAGGCCGTATATTATACCTGAAGATACGGAAACAAAGCAGCTTGTAGAGCAATACAATGTATCGGTTAAAGTGGCTGATAAATATGACCGGTTAAGTCAGTTCGGCACTCCTGTTTTTGGTACTTTTAAGATGCAAGCAACCAAGGGTTGTCTTATATACAACAATGTTGATAGATTGGTTGAACGTGATTATGATGAATTTGAATTTCCGGTGGCTACCATTGTTGACTTTAGCCGGAAAAAGAATATTGTTTCATCAAACACAATAGGAAGTCAAGGCTCGGTTAAGGAAATAATGGGACTTGGAGACTGGGAAATAAATATCCGTGGAATTTTGGTTGATGATGAGTCGCGTAAAAATCAATATAAATCGAAGCAGCAACAATATGCCATTGACCGAATAAATGAAATTGTTGGCTCGATACGGATTGAAGGTAAAATATTTGCAGAACACAATATTGCGAATATTTGCATTCAGGATGTGAATTATGCAGCCGTACAAGGTAAACCGGATTTAATACAATATGAAATTAAGGCATTGAGTGACGAAGAATTTTTTATAACAGGAAATGACGGTAGGATTTAGTTGTTTAGCATATTTTCCGGCTGCACATGGCCGTCAGGAGATAAACGTTCGGAGGCTGATTTCATTTGAAATAAACTCAAGCTTTAAAACGCTTACAGGAACTGCCGAAATAACGTTTCCGCGCAATATGCGGAATTTTGACAAGCAAAAAGTGAACGAGCTCTTTCAGAAAGGCGACCCTGTAGTGATAAGTGCCGGATACAATGGTGATGAGTATGAAGAATTCAACGGTTATGTACTTCAGGTATCAACCGGCTTTCCGATAGTGATACGATGTGAAGATGAAATGTACAAGCTAAAGCGCGAAACGGTAAGCGTATCGAAACGCAGCTGTACACTAAAAGAGCTATTGAGCGAAATAGCAAAGGGATATACGGTAACGTGCGACGATGCGCAGCTTGGTTCGGTACGTTATTCGAAAATGTTGGTTTCTGAAGTATTGGACGATTTGAAACAAAAGATGGGTTTTTATACCTATTTCCGTGGTAAAACTTTGGTATGTGGACGTACTTCGATAGATGGTGGTAAGCATGTAAAGGTATTGCTTGAGCGACAAGCTGGGGAGACATTAAAGGAAAAAAGCATCGAAAAGGTGTATGTGCGGGTGGAAAGTTTGCAAAAGAACGGCAAACTGCTAAAGGTGGATAAAGGTGAAAAGAACGGTAACGGCATAGTGATAAAGCAACCCAACCTTACACTTGTAGAAATACAACGGATTGTTGACAGCACTTACACCAATGCCATGAAGCCCGGGCTTGATGGAGATTTAACCCTTTGGGGGATTCCACGCTTGGAGCATGGTATGATAGCCGACTTGGTGAGTAACTTGTATTCGGAGAAAAACGGAAGCTATTACATTGATTCGGTTAAAAAAACAGCTTCGCCCGATGGCGGTTACAGGCAGGTAGCGAAATTGGGCAATAAAACTTCATAATTTACGATTTACGATTTACAATTTACAAAACGCATTTAAGCGCGAAATTTGAATTTTATGGATGGGAACTTGCAAACGGTGGCTGATGAATTCTTATTGCTATTTAAACGGCATTTAAACGGCAAAATTAAGGCAACGATGCGTTGGGTTGTATGTAAGAGTGTAAATTGGTCTGAAAAGACGATGGATTGCATAGGTTCGGGCGATGATTTGGAGTATTGGGATGTAGCGTTGGGTTTTGGGAGCGTGGATACAAAACCGGTGATTGAAAGTGATTGTTTGATTGCGATTCTCGAAGGTCATGAGTCGGTTGCTTTTTTGATGTATGCCAACGAGGTGGAGTTGCTTCAGTTTAATGGCGGTGAAAATGGCGGGTTAGTGATTAATTCGAAGTTAAAAACCGAAATTGAAAAGACAAATAACTCAGTAAAGCAGCTAAAACAAGCAACTTCGACAGCTATGGCAGCTATAAACGCTGTAGTTCCTGGAGTGGGAGCTGCTTTTGAAACTGCAACTGCCGGAATGCAATACGCGGACTTGAGCGGTGTTGAAAATGAGAAAATAACCCATTAGACCCCCAAACCCCCAAATGGGGGCTTAAGATAGAAAATATGGATAAGAATAGAAAAGGCATATTACTAACTGAAAATATGGAGCTGGCTATACAGCCGGTAAGGGATGCCAGTAGGTTGATTATACAGGGTTTGGTGGTTGGTGGTAGTATTGACCAGGAAGCGTTTTTGATACTTAAATCGCGTGCCGGCGACTGGAAAGAAGACCCTATACTTGGGCCAGGACTAACACGGTTTATGCGTGGAAAATACAATGCTTCAGAGATTGAAATGACCATCAGGCAGCATTTTACGCGTGCCGGTATTGATTACGAAGATTACAAGGAACGAATTCAAATGAGTATAAATAAGTAAAATGATATGGCAAAGCACATTAAACTACAGCTAAAGCGGCGATTTTTCGCACCAACATACACAATCAGCACCTTTTCGATAGATTGTGAACGGTTCTGTGATGTTTTGGAGGATGTTAACCGTGACCTGAATAAGGATGGAGACCTTAATGATACCAATGAGGGTAAGGTGTATGGTGAAACCTGCATCCCATTTGGAACGTATAAGGTAGTTGTATCAATGTCGAACCGGTTTAAAAAGCGTTTGCCATTGTTGGTTGATGTACCTCATTTTGAAGGAATTCGCATTCATGCCGGAAACGATGCTGTTGATACGCATGGTTGCCTTTTAGTGGGCGAAAATAAGGTTAAAGGTAAAGTTATCAATTCACAGGCTACTATGGCAAAGCTGATGCCCATATTGGAAGCTGCTGAAAGTATTGAAATTGAAATTGTGTAAGATATGAAAAACTATTTTGTAAAGTTCCTAGCAGCATACGACTACAGTTCGTTTGAAGAATTCTTTTTGTCGCTTTTCCCGACATTCAAATATGAAATACATTGGCTTATGCTGTTAATTTCGGGTATTTCGGGTACTGTTAATTACTTTTTCGGCATAACACCGGCATTGGCAATTGCTATGTTTGTGGCTGTGATTGTGGAAGTAGTAACCGGCATTAAGGCATCCAAGAAGCTCGGTAACGATTTTGAGTCGTTTAAGTTTAGCCGGTGTGTAATTAAGGTAGGTATTTGGCTTTTGATACTTTACATTATAAATACTTTTGAAAAAGAGTACGAAAACAAAACATCGGTCATTCAACTGGCAACTTATTACTTCTTTCAGTTTGCTTATGTGGCTGCGCTTACAGGTTTTTTGGTCGAATATATAACTTCGATACTTGAGAATATAAGCGTACTTCAGGGAAAAGACAAAACAGAAATAATAAACGCCATTTCGGGCGGTTGGAAAAACTTACTATCCATTATTAAACCAAAGAAACAAGATGAAAACTAAAATTATTTTTATTGCAATGATATCCCTAGCCTTGTTGGGCGGGTGCAAAACTGTGAAGCAAACCGAAAAGGCAACTAGCACAAACAAGACTGATGTCACAGTAAATCAGTCGAGCGAAACACACAACGACATAAAGCTCAAGGTTGACAGTTCGAAACTGACAATTGATAAGGGTAATGTGTCGGAATCAATTAATGAAGAAATTGTAACGGTGGTTTATGCACCGGTTGACAGTACCGGTAAACAGGCTATTATTTCGGTTACTACTACAAACCGTTATGTTGATAGAAATGAGAATAAAAACTTACATGAAAATAAGCAAAATACTTCGCAGCTGCTAGATAAGTCGGACTCTAAATCCGGAGCTCGTATGGTTGCGAGCTCTGAGAATAAAACAAAAGAGAAGGTAGAAAGTAAAGAAGAAAGTAAAACGATTGGTTGGGTGTGCTACATATCGTTATTGTGTTTAGTTGTGTTTTTTGTATTTGTGTTTTTTAAGGTTACAAAATTATAGTATTAGAAAATTATTAATAAAAAAACTATATCATGTTAAAAGTTTATTTCGATACAGACACAAATATGTGTCATGTGGGTGGTGATGACTACCGACCTGATGGTGTTCGTTTAAGCGGCACCGACAATGCCGTAGTGCTCGAATTTAACGGAGTGCGACTTATTGATGGATTACCGACTTCGCAGATAGTTGACAAAAACAACGCGCCTTACGCATCGTATGCCGATTTTCGTATTGCAATTAAAGATTTTTTTCTTAAAGCCCCTGGCTTCGATTCAGGGGCTATTCTGTACGGTGTAGAGCGACTACGTAATTCGCCCGACCCTGATTTTGTGCCTATTGGCAATATGTACAATCATTATACACTGCCTATTCACAACCTGCGTAAGTTGGTTAAGGTTAATTTTGCGAGGCAAGTGGTTGGTATTTTCAATCAGACGAATATCAATTATATGGAAGATGGCACACCTTCGGTACTCGATGGTAGCGATGGTGCTGATATTGTAGTTCGCAATCCTCGTATGTATGCGGTGCTCGATGGCGGTGGCAGTACGGGTATGTTCGAGCGTTGGATCATTGGCGACCGGCCATTTACCTACGATGGCGATGTGGCTATACTTATCAACGAATATGTTGATGCGGCCGATAACTGTACGCTCGAAACGCCCACAAACCGACTCCGATGCGTTCGCAACGAAACTGCCGCATTTGCAGGATCGGGCTCGGGTGCCACTGCCGGCGGACTGGGCTATCCTCGGCAAAACATATCGCGCTACAATATGGAGGTATATGCAGGCAACAGGGGTTCAAAAAATTACGGTACCTACTATCGCGACCATCTTGTAGAAGCTGCATTAATGTATATCGAATTTAAAACCAAAAATTTAAAAGCCATATTTGGCTCGTGCGGAACCGGCTGGAGCTCGCAGCAATGGGCTGATTATAACGGGCAAAATGCAGTGCTCAAAGTATTAGAGGCGCATTTAACGTTGTCGGGGCGTGCCGATGTAGTGGCGCAAGGGCATCTTACAGGCACATTTATAAAGAATTTTACATTTGTAACCGGAGCAGGAGGGAATATCAATACGCCATTCGGCTGTTATCGGGGTAAAGTATTACGAAATGGATTGTGGAATCACGTTTCCGGGATTGAGTACGAAATACAGTCGGTGGCGAGTGGTAATCAATCACTGCTTTGGTTACAATTTAATCCCGATTTGCTTGATGCAAATCGTAGCGATGCTTCATTTGCGTTTAAAGACACATA